TTAATGTACGGTAGAGATACGCGCCCTGCGCAGGTCTTAAATACATTAGTCAGTGTACTGTGGGTAGTATTGCTACTCATTCAAGAATTCAACATTGAGGCCGTGAATATCCCCCCCGCTGTTCAGTCGCAAATTGTGATGGGTATTTGGTTGTGTGCGCTTGCAGTGGTATTCGCCTGTTTGGGGTTAGTAACATATGGGCGACCACACCAAATATTCAAGACGTTTGCGTTACTGCTAGGGGCTTTGCACCAAGCAATAATCGCGAATGGCTATGCGACTGAATATCCCCCACTCGATATACAGTTAGTTGTAAGTACGGTGTTAAGCGTGTGGTTTATGCTTGCTGTACTTTATGTATTACGATGTGAGGGGATAAATGATCAATGAACTTACGAATTATATTGATGACATTGTCATTCTTGTTGGCGCGGTGCTAGGGTCGTTCAAGGCAAGTGTGGAGTTCAACCGCGAAAAGACGTTATGTCCTAGATTGCTTGATGTATTACTTGGGGTATTCATCGGGGTAGCGATTGCGCATCACTTCGGGTCTAGCTTTAACCAGTGGCTAAGTGGGTTGTTGTCCGTAGTAGGTGGGGCGAGTGGTGCGGTTGTGTTAGAAGTCATAATGCAGATGCTCCCAAGCATGACGAGGAAATTCGTTAAGGACTGGTTGAACAAGAAGACGAAATGAAAAAGGCCGGTAATCACCCCGTCCTTTTTGTTAATTAACTTTCTAAGCGTTTCGCTAAGATGTCAGCGTAAGCACGCATCGCAGTGTGTTGCGATTTCATTAGCTCCCACTGGTCTTCTGCGATAAATTCCGGACGTGGTTTGAATCCACCATTTTCATCGAACAGTAAGGCGGTTAGTTTTCCTAGGCGGCCGGATAATTGGTAAAACTCAATTCCTACACGTCTTTTCCAGTTTAATTGGGTTTCTTCATACCAACGTTGTTTTTCGCCGTAACCTAAGATTTCCCAAAGTTTGTTGAACGCATTATCAAACGCAATACGCTCACCGATGTCTTCTGCGAAGATAGTTGGGTCAATACATCCGCTTGTTCCGGTAACGGTATAACCATTCTTTAGCGTGAGGACACATAGTGTCCCTGTGTCGCCATAGCGTTGGTAGCTGGTTTCTTTGATTTGTTCTTGTAGATAAGTTTCGGTCAAGCCGTATTTACTACTCATTTTTCTCTCCTATGTTTGAGGTTAATAAAAAGTTGGTGTGTTGCGATAACAAATGTTACTAGCAACGTGGTCGCAATAACCGTCACGCACCCCGTGCCTATTAGTTCAAGCGCGGTAAAATGCGCCATGGTTAATATAGTTGTGTAAGCCTTGTAAACAGATGGCAAATAACATAACAGCGCTAACATACTTACCACCGAAACAAAACAATATCCTTTAAGTGTTAGACGCATCTTTCGCTTTCTCCCGTTCAATCATGATCCGCAAGTAATGCGCTGCTTTCTCAAGGTCTTCCACGCCGTTTTTGTTTTTATAGCGAGTTACGTACTTAATGACATTAACTTGAAGATAATCAAGTCTATTCGCCATAATGTAGTCAACAGGTTGGATTACGCATTTAGCATAATGATCGCCACCTACTTGGGTCTTTAACTCGAATAACTTGGTATCAGACGCACGTAATCCATCAATTGATTCTTCCGATACAAAAGCGCATTTTTCCGTATCTTCATAGCGAGGTTCTTTGCTAGGTGTTGCTTCGCCACATAGTTGTTCTAACTTCACAGGAGTAGTCTTTTTCACTTCTAGGTAATTAAGGATTGTAACTTCCGCATAAACGGTATTATCTTTATGATAAACGTTATGGATCTTTATATCGGCACCTGCTACGTAGCAACGTGTATTGTGTTCATTAATGAAGGATGAAGTGTTTGGTTGCTCTCCACTTAGGCGCAACGTGTAGCTAGGTACTGGGAAGAATCTCAGTTTTATCATCACGGAGTCTAACTCTCGTTCAAATTCGCTAAATTCACCCATACGTTCACGGTTAAGCATGAATTGAATAGCTTGCCCTCTCTCATGACTACCACCTCGGACTAATAATATTTGTTGCAGTACGGATTCCATCATATAGACTTCCACTTGGTTGTCAGAGCGGTAAACCGGTTTAACTTCTAAAGATAAATCTTCCATTCTATTATCTCCTTATCATAGTCGACTAATTAACGCATTTGGTGCGACTTTGAATCTACACATCTCGCCTAATATAAATAATTCTTCCGGTGTGTAAGCGATTGAGCTTTTGCTCGCTTGCTCGCATAAGTAATCGTAGAACCGAATAAAATCGGCTGCGTCAATGCGTCGAGAAGGGAAGTTTACGATACCAAGTAGGTTAATATTCGCCACCGGACGGAGTGCTTCTTCCCATACACCTTCGTTGTCTAATTTATAGTTCCCTGCCGTAACCATGGCAGTTACTTCCTCACGCATAGCGAGTAAGTCAACGAGTTTGATTAAGCGTTCGGCCCCTAGTCCATCTTCATGTTTTGCATTTAGCTGCCAAAGGATAGCACGTTGCACCATACGCTCTAAGTCTTCTAACTTCTTACCCAAGATGTGTTTAACTGGGGTCGAAATGTCTCCTGTGTAAGCCTCATGCGCATCATGTAACAAACCGAGTAATGCGATATGAGGGTTGCCGGTTAAATCTAAGAGTACCTCAGCCACATAGAAGCTATGGGTCGCCACGTCCGTACCAAACCCGTTAAAGCGAATGACTTTAGAAAGTAGCTGTGCGATTTCGCTTATATCGAATTTGTAGTCACCGGGGTTATGGAAATTAATAATGTTACCGGTGGGTAACGCTCTTATGCCATTTAAGTCCATTCTTCGTCTCCTTTCTTAACGGATATTGTGAGTTCTAACCCTTGTTTTTCGCAGAAGCTACGTAATGAATTTACGCGTCCACGAAGTAGCATTCGTATGCCGCTCTCAGTCTTTCTGTAATTTTTACGGTGGTATAATGTAGCGCACGCTTTACAGCGACGGGTAGCTTTACCACCGTGTCCACGCTCAAACTGGTCTTCTTCCTTCATCTCACCGCAGTATCGGCACATCTTTAAGCACATGATATGTACCCCGTAACTGAGTCGTACACGTCAAACGGATAACCATACTGATCATAGTATGACCCTTTCAAAGCCGTACGTAAAAAGCACGTTAATGCCATTACATGACGCTCAATAGTTCGTTCTTCATCTACGGTTACAGACCCTCCAGTAAAAAGTGTATGCGCTGGTTGCGCGATGTTAGTGGCAATCGCTTGCCATGTGCGATAGGCAAACATAAGTTCATCTGCGCACGCTCCTACAGCGAAGAATGTGTTAGGAGGAAGCTCTTCAAGCATACCAAGTAAGTTACACGCGTAAACTTTCGGTTGCTCATTCCCACGGGTCTCCACATAAATTCCGTGCCAACTTTCCGCTGGGTTGGTAAGAATAGACTTAGCTTGCTCTATGAGTTCGTGATTGTCGTCCGCCATCATAATTTGGTCAGCGATATTACATTCTTCAAAGGTGCCGGAAAAAGCGAATGCTGCGCTTTTCGTACCGTGGTGTTTAACGCGCAGTTTCTTCGCTGTGTACACATTTGTGCCACGGAAACACTTCCGGTCAGCGACAAGAAAGCGTCCATCCCATACAATCTGAGTCATAATTAATTTCTCCTATTCATAAATTACCGGTATTTCTACCCATTCTGTACTTACAACAAGACCCTTGCTGTTTCGGTACTCAACTAGTTGCTCAATACGCTGGCTACCGTCCTTACGAATTACTAAATGTAGATTCATCGTCGGGTGAGGGGTAGTATTCTCACTCCCCCCGTTCGTATCGGCCTTCTTACCAAACGCGTGCCAGTTACTCACTTGCGTCCTCCAGTAGGCTACTATAGGTGGACTTCACGAGTTCGTCGGCTTTAATCACCATACAGTAGGTACGACCTGTGGTATTTGGTAAGCCCTTGGATAGAATAAGTCGTGCGCTCGCATGGGTAAGCAGCCCACGTTGCGTCAACGCGTCCTTGACTGAGTTGATACCGATGTTGCGTTTAGACAAGTATTCTTTCAGCGCGGAGGTGCGGATATACACCATGCCACTATCTTGCTCGTAGCGTACATTTAAGGTGCCGGTAGGAGCCATGCGAACCATGAGTTGTCCTTCTTGAAGACCAACGTCCGTTACCACGGTATTGCGAATGTTATCCGCCAAGAAGCTAGACAACACATCGGTCGGGCTAAACTCGTAGGTATTACGTGATACGCGGTTGTGTTCTACGATACTAATCAGCGTATCGAAGATTGCTCGCATATCCCATTCGACTAATCCCATCTTGTTCGCTAGTACCCCTGCGACGTAGATAACCGCGCACCCTACAATCCAAAAGCGCTCGTCAGAAGTCGCTTCAAGGCGTGTACTAAAGCTATCAATGGTAGTGTCGATCAAAGCCTGAATATCATCTTGTGGGATTTTTACAAGGTTACTAATCCATTCCGCCCCGGCCACACCGTAGTTTTCACGGATCGGGTTCTTAATTAAGCGTTCACCCTCGTGGACGGAGAGTACAGGCTTAGGCAACTTAAACTCTAATGTACGTGAGATTTCGGCAGCTACGTCTTCTTTCGCTGTATTGATGCGGTCAATAAGCGAGAAGTTACCGCTCGATAGCACCATAAGTTGCCACGATAAATTATCCATACGCTCACGCATATTGGTGTCTAAGCGACGTTTTGTGCGCCCTTGCGTTACACCCAAGAGTAGGTCTGACGTAACACGTGGATCGAGGTTGGATAGCTCGTCGATTGTAACGCCTAGGTTGCACCAACGCCCAAACCGTTCTTCAATGGCATTAACTGTGTCCTTCGCGTTCAATAAAAGCTCGCTAGGGTGTCCCCAAATACCGTTCATCATTTCTTGGGTCGTAGTCTTTCCGTAACCCGGTTTAGTCATTAAGTGTAACCAAATACCGTTGTAGTTAGTAAAGCGCATGAGCGTTGTACCAAAGCTACTCAATACGCAGATCTGTTGCTCTACTGCCCCGTAAGCCGCTAAACGGCGCATTAAGTTCTTCCACCCTGCAAGCGTGCCGGATTGGCGGAACAGGCGACAATAGTTCTTAATGTTAAGATGTGGTTGTACAGTAACAACGCCATCTCGTTGATAGAGTTTGTTACCTAGTAAGAACTGTTGGGTGTCATCTACCCACCCGAAGTGTTGCATCTGTCTTACTTCTGTCATACGTTCTTGAACCTCGTTCTGATAAGCTCGCAAGTAGTTAATGAGCGTTATCATGTGTTTATCTTTAATAGATACCCCAGCCATACCGAGCCGTTGCTTTAAGCGGTCAGGTGCGTACCAGTCTTTCATGAAAAACGAAATCTCTTGGTACTGCCCGTTTAATCCGATGCGCAACATATACTTAACCATGACGCTCTGCTCACCGTCCACGACCTCTACGAATTTTGTCATGATCGGGAATAAGTCGCCTTGGAAGAACACAACTGCTTGGTCGTTCTCTTGGATAACTAATCCTTTGTTAGATCGTTTGTACGGGAACGGTGGTTGCGGTGTTCCATCATTACGCGTGCTATCACTCCCGCCATTACCGCTGCCGTTACTGCGCGATTCTGCCCTCGTCGCTCCGCTAGTCTCTGCGACTTTATCTCCGCGTTCGACCTCTGCTGATTTAGACGCTTGCGCTGGGTATTCCAACGCTCCGATCTCCAAGTTATACTGCGGTACGGGGATTTCTTCATAATGTTCAGCTAAAGTTAAAGGGGTTTTTATTCTACCTTCCATCGCATGAGGGCAACCCTCACATAGCTCACCGCATTCACGCTGGAAATAGGAGCAAGTTGTTGGCCCCATATCCATATCAATAAAGCGTTGTAGCTTCTCTGCGGTGCGGTCTTCGTCAAAGCGAGTTGTTTCCGGAAAGCGAGTTTTGCACTTGCGACGTAAGGTCTCGATGTGTTTATCTGCATTCTCGCAGTAACGCATTACACCAAGCACACCGCGCCATACCGGCTCAGCTACGGGGTTATCCCCAAATAGCGTAAAGTTCGCAACTTGGCATCGTTTCAAAAAGTACTTAGCGTGCTTAGGCTTTTGATCAACGAAAGATGAAGGGTCTTTCTTCACGTACTCTACGACTTTAACTTTGATAGCTTCGATTTCCGCTTTGTGTTCGCGATAGTAAGGTTTAAGCGCATTTACGAAAGCGGAGAATGGTATGTCCGGTGCATCTGAAATTAGCTCTACACGTTTACCATTCTTGTGGTTAATGGTGCCTACGGGTCGTAGAATACGCGCTCTATCCATTGTACACGCAGGGTCAGCGTAGAGACCGTAGTGCTTAATAATAGCGTCAAACACTTTAGCCATCTTAAACCAACTTTGCGCGTCGATTTCTTCTTCTAACGCCCAGTAAGCATGGACGCCACGGCCACTGTTAATTACGATAGGGTCAGGCAGACCAATGGCATGAACGAAGTCCCATAACTTTTCAATCGCCATAGACTGCGAAGCATAACCTTTTTTCTCGGCATACTTATCTTCGCCTACATCGAGGTCTAACCAAAAGGCCTTAAAAGCGATTGTGAAGTCCGCACTGCGAGAGAATCCTTTATAGGGTTTACCTTCGAACTCTTTGTCAATAAAACTACGTTCAGGGTCAAAGCCCCCCAAAGCCATGTAAACTGTGTTACTGGAATGGGACATAAGACCAATACGTTTAGCTAAGTCTTCTACCGTTTTAAATGTTTTATGGCGCGTGGTAAGCGAAGGGGAACCGTCTGCCTTGAATACTAAGTCTCCGTTGTTATCAACGCGCTGTTGCATTACAGCCATAACTTTAAGCCCGGAGCTTGGTAATATGCGAGAGAGGTGTTCTAGAGTATTCATAATGTTGCACCTACGAACAAAAGTCAGATCTTACTCTGCAATCGGGCAATTTAAAATGCGGGTAAGCAGATGTAAGTAGGTACAACATTATGAATACTGTACGTGAGATTGGGTTTGTCATTGATATTGCCCTCTTTATTGGTAGAAAATGCGGTGAGTCTGCTCTCACCGCGAAGTATTTTATAATAAGTTAATCTTAGTCGTCAAATTCGCCTAAGTCTTCTGCCAATGCTTCGGCTTGTTTCACGGATTCACCATCTACTTTGCTATCATTAGATACCACGTTCTCCGCCACTTCGGCTTTCTTCTCTACTGCTTTGCGTTTAGGCGCAGATTTCTTCGCTGGAACTTCCGCAGGTTCTTCTTTGGCATCTTCCACTTCGACTTCTACAGGCTCTAATGCTTGAGGGAAGTTTTCCGCTAAGAATTCACGGACTTCGTCTTCCGTTGCGTCATCGGCCCATTCCTTGAGTTCCGCATAGTCATATTCGGTTGTGTTTACCACATCGGGGTGTTCCATGCCTAACACAACCTTGCGAGTTTTCTTAGCAGGTGCTTCTTTTTTCTCAGGAGCTTTCTTCGCCGGCGCAGATTTCTTAGCCGGCGCAGATTTCTTAGCCGATTCTTTCGCGACTTCTTTCTTCGGTTGTTCTTCCGGTTCGTCAATATCAACGTTAACCACAGGGATTCGACCGGCGGAAGAAGGGTTTTCAAAGGCAGCGTTAAATGGGCGTAACAACTCTTGTACTTCTTCGCTATCTTTCAAACGCAATATTTCTTGGCGTTGTTCGTTGGATAACACCCAGTAACCACCCTGCGCATTAGACGCAAGACCGAATTTCACTGTGGCTACTTCCATCTTCGGTAGCGACGTACAATGCGTTACTACGAATTGGGTTGGGATCGGCATAGGTTTTTTCGTTACAGGATGCACCTGCGCAGTCAAAGTCTGCATATACCAACCGTAGCTACCGTATCGCTCACGTACTATTGTTTTCTCAGACAGCGATTTATATTTAGGTTCAAATACTACCGGCTCAGAGAAAGTGCCATCTTCTTGCACTAATACGCAAACGAGGCGGCGATAGGTGTTACATGGGACATTCCCCACTTGGAAATTAGAACTGATTTTGTTGAACTGACATTCTTTACAACTTTCGCAAAGTGGATTTTCCACGCTTGTGTCAGGGTATTGCCCGTCTGTACTGTAACAGTCAGGAGCCGCGAATTCGCCTTCTTCTTTCTGTTTATCAAATGACTTCGCGTAGTGGATACGGGAGTTTACTTTACGTTGATCCACGATGACGATATTAACTGAACGTCCTAAGTCGATAGCTTCACCTTCAGGTGTAACTAATTCCCAGTCACCACTATTACCCATAGATAGACGTGGCGCACGTTTAAAAGAACCACTAAGACCTGCTGTTAAGTCCTTCGTTAGTTCTTGTGCCAGTTCATCATCGTAAGCGATGGGTAATGCACCCATATCAATTACCATTAAATTTGACATAAATCACTCCTATTTAAGTTTACGTAGTTTAAGTTTTTGCAATGTTTTTTGCTCTACCCCGTTCGGTAGATCTAAACCTTGCTTAGTTAAATCATTAAGCGTTGTACTAGTCAAACGCTTTTGTAAAATCGCAAATGCTTCTGCATTTCGTAATCCATCTCGGATACTTCCCACAATGTCGTTTGCAATATCGCGAACAACGTACTCAGCCACGTCTTGGTTGTTTGCGATTGCTCGTACAACACCATCGTCTGCGAATTGTTTCTCTACACTGTCTGCAACGATAGAGCTATACACCGGAGTCCAGCCTTCTTCGCCAACGTTATAGACGGTCTCAGGTTTATATGAAACGCCAAGTACACCGGTGAATTTCATCTCTGCGGAGCCATCTTCTTCCATACGATGACGCAGTTCGTCCTCGATGATAGCCAAGCGTGTCTTCGCACGTTTTTCATCGGATGCCACAACGTCTAAACGATCTAATGTTTGACGTGCTAGTTGCGCGATAACTTCTGTTTTCGCGCTGCGCAGTTTTGTTTTTAACGCTTCCAAGTTTTTCTCAGTTACGTCGTCTAAGTCCATGCGACATTCTAACGCTGTGGCGATTTGCGCTTTAAGTTTTAGTAAGTCGTCAGTAGAGAAGTTGCCTAACGGAAAATACTGCGTACCTTCGTCCATGTGTTTGGCGCTGTCACCGATGTAGATACGGTGTTCTTCGTCCGTGACTTCGTTAGACATACCGGGTGAAAAAATATAAAGGAATTTACCTTTTCCTGCCATAATAATTGCCCTCTTTGTTGTTAAGTACGGTGATTATATACTGTAAAATTTTTACTGTAAACCAATTTCTTGTTTATATAGCTCAAGAAAACTTTGTTGAGCCTCACTACCATTGGCGAGCTTGCGGTAAATCGCTTGCTCCAACGGAGTACAGAAAATATGGTAGATACCCATATTATTCTTCTGCAACTTAGACTGAATGCGTTTATTCGCTTGATCGTAAAGCTCTAAACTATGATGTGGCGTGAACCACACAATCGTATCTGCCACCGCGAATTCTAACCCGTGCGACGTAGTCTTAGGGTGCGCCACTAATACTTTAATATTAGGGTCTGTCTGAAACTTATGAACGACTTCATCCCGTTTTTTACCGGTTACACGACCATCGATCCACACTGAACCGTACTTTTTATTACAGTGTTCTTGGAGTAAATCCACCACGGCTTTAAAGCTCGCAAACACAATAACTTTGTTGTCG